ATACCTATCCACTTCTACTTAAGATAGAAACTAATGGTGTTGATGGAACACTTAGATCTATTGAAGATGGCGATGGGACCGCATCTGCATTACAGATTAGTACTGGAGCAATAAATGTTTCTGGCACAATTACAGCAAGTGGAAATGTAGATTTTAATGGTGATTTAGATGTAGACGGAACAACCAATCTTGATGTAGTGGATATAGATGGCGCTGTTGATATGGCAAGTACACTAACAACAGGAGATGCAATAACACAAGGTTCTGGTGTATTTACAATAAAAAATGCAACTGGTGATTCTAATGGATTAAAAATTTTCCAAGATACTAGTGATGCTTCAAAGATTTATAATCATTATAATGGTACACTTCAATTAGGCGTAGGTAATACAACTGCCCTTACAATAGACAGCTCAGAAAACTCTACGTTTGCAGGTAATGTGGTGATTAATAAAGCATCTAATCCTACTTATTTACAAATAGGAAGCAGTTTATCAGATGACCCATATATGGTATTCCAAAGCGATGGCAATACATTTGCTATGGGCATTGACAGAAGTGATAGTAACAAATTTAAAATTTCTGATAATGCAACTTTAGGAACAAATGATAGATTAGCTATAGACAGCTCTGGAAATACTACGTTTGAAGGAACAACAACAACTTTTCCTGTAGGTGGTATTTTAAGATTTGGAGAGCGTGGAAACCTTACTCACAATTCTTCAAACTATAATATGACTTTTAACACAAATAGTCTGGCTAATGCAATGACAGTTACAGGCACAGGTAATGTGCTAATTGGCACTACGGATGATGATGCAAGGTTAATGGTTAAAAAAGTAGATGGTACATCTTATGGTCAATTTGTAACAATAGAAGGCGATACAACTGATAACAATAATTACTCAGGAATATCTTTTAAAGCAGGAACACTTGCAAATGCTTATCCTGAGATTGGTGTTAGCAATGGTGGTTTAATGTTCCAAATGTCAGGTGGATACCACTCAAGTAATTATAATAACAGAACCAAAATACAATTAAATGGTTCTGATGGTCATATAAGTTTTCAAACAGGAGGCGACCCAGCAACTGAAGTTGGAAGATTTGATGCTTTAGGTAATTTTGGAATTGGTGTATCAGGAAGCAATCTTGACGCAAGAATTGTAAGAGGTTTTTCTGCTAACAAAGGCTTAGTAATAGAAACAGCACAACCAGCAATACAATTTGTTGATACTGCCGACACAAATAAATATTTTACCCAAGCCTATGATAATGGAGATATGTATTTCTATAACAGTGCAAGTGGTTTTATAAAATTTACTACAAATGGTTCAAATGTTGTTACTATAGACAGTAATGGTTCGTTAGGTATTGGTACAACTTCTCCGACAGCTATGCTTGACGTTGCAAGTTCATCTAATAATGACTTTCCTTTAAAAGTTAGAGGTAATATTGATAATGATGGTGGATTTACTGGTATAAAATTTGGCTATGAAGCAGATACTGGTAATTATGAAAAGTGTGCAATAAAAGTTGAAGGAACAAGTGGTAATGTTCAACCTGATTTCCATATTCTTTTAAATGGTGCAGCTAATAGTGCAGATGTTTCTACTGACAATACTGATGCAAAATTTTCAATAATGAACGATGGGGATATATTATTTCCCTACGCTGGAATTCCATTTAAAACAGGTGTAGATGCAGGTAGTGGTATTTTAGCAGGTGGAGCTTCTTTCCAACAAAATACCGTTGGAAGGATGATTTTATATCTTGGTACTTATAATTTTACAAGTGCGGCAAGTGTAGCAAGATTTACAAATCAAAATGGTATTGTAGGTAGTATAGATGTAAGTGGTTCTAATACTGCTTTTTCAACATCTTCTGATTACAGATTAAAAGAAAACGAAGTATTAATACCTGACGGATTAACAAGATTAAATCAGTTAAAACCTTACAGATTTAATTTTAAAGCAGATGCAGATACAACTGTTGATGGTTTCTTTGCTCACGAAGTATCTGACATAGTTCCAGGGGCGGTATTTGGAGAAAAGGATGCAGTTAATGATGATGGTAGTATTAAGTCTCAAAGGATTGACCATTCCAAACTTGTGCCTTTACTTGTAAAAGCAGTACAAGAATTATCAGCAAAAGTAAAGGCTTTAGAAAATGCGTAAAAAATTAAACGAATGGGCAAACTTTGACAGAGCAATTCACGCAGTAGTGTTGCTTGGGTTTTTCTTTGCTGTTATGTTTAGTATTTTTAGTTGTGAAGATATACGAATTGGTAAAACTAGAGAAGAAATTAACAGAGATTTATCACGCACTATGTTTGAAGTAGATAGCATTCTAAATGATATACAATATCAGCTTGATTCAACGGGCATAGATGGAACGTATTACCTTAATATGCAGAGGATTAACAATGGCTCTAATTAGATTATCATTTATAATATTAATTTGGATTATAGTTTTATCAAGCTGTACTATTCATGCTTCAATAGATCCTATACCAAATAAAATTAAGGATACAAATGGTAATCTACATTACTATACTATGTATAGATTAACAAACTACAATGAACCTGTTAGGTATTGTAGATTGCATGAGCGATGGGAAAAAGTACAAACTTTAAGGAAAGTTATAAAATGAGTTACGATAATTGTTGTGAATGTTGTTCTTGTGGGTGCAAGAATTGAAACCAATAAGTGAAGATGCACAGATTCACATTAGTGTGGCTTTTTTAATTAAGGCAATGGCTGCAGTTGCAGTTGTCACTGGTAGTTGGTATCAAGCGCAAATGAAATTTGCAGAACATGAAAGAAAGATTAAAGATTTGCAAGACAAAGTTACTGTATTAAGTGCAAGTGTAGAAGGTATGGAAACGCAACATATACAGAAGCTAGAAGAAGAAAATAAAACCCTAATGGAAAAATTAGGATTAAAAAGAAGATAAGGAGTACTAATGGCTAAAAGAAAAAATAAAACAAAACAAATGCCAGTTGTTAACTTAGATGGAAAAGATTATAAGGTGGATGATTTAAACGATAATCAAAAAATGATTATTACTCACATACAAGATCTATCAAGAAAAATAGAATCAACGCAATTTAATTTGCAGCAATTAAATGTGGGTAAAGATGCATTTGTTGGTTTACTTAAACAGGAACTAGATAAAGATGAAGATACAGATAAATAATATAAACAGATATGTATCTAAAGATGGTTTAAAAGATGTTTGTAATAGAGTGCATTATACTATGATTGTATCTAAAACAGTTGGTAAATATGAAGATGTAGTTACTTATGATGTATCTGCTCTTGGAACAGTTAGGTTAGATGCACCTAATAGCAACAATTATATAGCATACGAAGATTTAACAGAAGAAAAAGTTCAAGATTGGATCAAGTATGCTTTAGGTGAAGAAAAAATGGCTAGCATAGAAACATCATTATTAAATCAAATAGAAGAAAAAATATCACCAACAGAAGCTATAGGATTGCCCTGGAATGATTGAAAACTGGACTGAAATTGGATTTGCTGGTTTATGTGCTGGCATACTATGGTTTACATTCAAATGGATGACAGGAGAGTTGAATAAAAAAATAGACGATCTTCAGGCAATTATTATTAAATTAATTGATGCTAAAAATGATATGGTAGATAAATTTCAAGAACTAAACGATGAAGTAACAGATCAACTTAACTATATTGAAGCTAAGCTTGGAAATGGTAGGGGATCTAAACAAAAAAGAAAGGCTGGTAGACAATAATGATGCGTAAATCATATACTGCTAAAAAAAGTAACGCTATGAAAAAGAAAAAGAAAAAGATGACAGGTAGAAAAAAGATGGGTTCTAAAATGGTAAAGCGTAAAAGAAGTGCTTACTAATGATTAAAAAAGTTAAAGCACCTAAAGGTTATCATTGGATGAAGAAAGGTAATACGTACAAATTAATGAAGCATACAGGCGCATTTAAAAGACACAAAGGCGCAAGTCTTATGGCATCATTTACTGTACAGAAAAAACATAGCAAGTAATGGCATCTGCAAAAAAGACACAACCTGCTAAATGGAAACGTATTGTTGCTAGTGTAAAGGCTGGTAGTAAAGGTGGTAGACCTGGACAATGGTCTGCACGTAAAGCTCAGATAGCAACAGCTAGATACAAGAAAGCAGGTGGAGGCTACAAAGGTAAGAAGTCTAGTAAAAATAGCTTATCTAAATGGTCTAAACAAAAATGGGATTATGTGAGTAAAGGCGATGAAAAGAAACCACGAGCAAAGCGAGGTAGGTATTTACCTGAAAAAGTTAGGAAAAGTCTCAGTAAATCCGAAAAAGCTGCTACTAATAGACGTAAAAGAGCAGCTAGTAAAAAAGGAAAGCAGAAAGCAAAATATTCTAAAAAAGTAGCTAGAAAGGTTAGAAATGCCTAAAAAAGTTAGTTGGATGTGGGGAGGAAAAAAATACTCTGGAACCTTAATAAGAGAAACTAAAACTCATAAATTTGCTAGAACCAAGAATGGCAAAATTAAAAAGATAAAAAAAGGTAAGTAATGGCTAAGAAAAAATACAAAACACCAGCCTGGACACGTAAAGCAGGAAAGAACCCTAAAGGTGGATTAAATGCAGCTGGTAGAAAGTCTTATAAAGGTGGAAAGTTAAAAGCACCTGTTAAAAGTGGTGACAATCCAAGACGAGCATCTTTCTTAGCACGTATGGGTGGTATGAAAGGACCAGAATATAAAAATGGTAAACCTACTAGGTTATTGCTTTCATTAAGAGCATGGGGAGCAAGCAGTAAAGCAGATGCTAAAAGAAAAGCAGCCGCTATTTCAAAACGAAATGCAGCTAAGAAAAAGAAGAAAAAGAAATGATAGATTCAACTAAAGTCATACTCAATGGATCGTTGGGTGTAGGAGTATGGTGGGTAAATCTACCAATGGTATTGCAAATGGCAGTATCTATTGCAACGTTAGTGTATTTAATAATTAAAATAAAAAAGGAACTAAAATGATACAAGACATGATTATGAAGTATTTGTTCAACGATGATAATAAAGAAAAGATTATCGATGAGCTAAACAAGAATGTCAACATTCCTATTATTAACGAAGACACAGAAGAGAAGATTATTTCTGCTATTTATGATGTTTTTGAAGATGTAATGGGAAAAGTATTAAAGAAGTAATGCGCACTACTTTTGGAGAAATCGTACAGGAAGTGTTGCGTCACGAAGGTGGGTATGTTAATGACCCTGTAGATAGTGGTGGCGAAACTAAGTACGGAATATCAAAAAGAGCGCACAGCAATGTAGATATAAAAAATCTAACTGTTGAAGAAGCATGTGCTATTTACAGAGAAGATTATTGGAAACCTTGCAAAGCAGAAAAATTACCAGAAGAATTAAGGGAACCTTATTTTTTATTTGTAGTTAATGCTGGTCAGGGAGCTGCGGTAAAAGTCTTACAAAGAGCATGTAATGGTAAAAATAGTAAAGATGAAGAAATTAAGGTAGATGGCAGGATAGGTAGGATGACTATTGGAGCTTCACAAAAATTAGAAAAAAATAGATTTATATCTTACATAGTATTGCATTACGCTAAAATAGTGTATCGAAATGCATCGCAAGAGCGTTTTTGGTACGGTTGGTATAAACGAGCTTTAGGTCTATAGTTTGACTTTAAAAGAAACCGTAGTCATATTTCCAGATATACACTTTCCTCATCACGATGAGAAAGCTTTTAGTTGCGCTTTGAAAGTGTTAGAGTATGTAAAGCCTACAGCTTTTTTATGTTTGGGTGATTTTGTAGAAGGTGAGTCAGTATCTCATTGGCAATGGTCCAAAAAGAAAAGACCACCACTAGAATATCAGCTACCATCAATTAAGATGGAAATACTTGCAGCTAACGAAGGCTTAGATAGAATAGATGCTGCATGTAAAAAAGCCAAAGTTAAAAAGAAAATTATGACTATGGGTAACCATGAGCTTTGGTTTGACAATTTTGTAGAAGAAAATCCTTATCTTAAACAGTATGCTTCTATGAAGGCATTTAAGATGAAGGAAAGAGGATACGATGCATATCCTTATGGTAAGTATGTACAAATACTAGGATCTAAGTTGTATGCGTATCATGGTGGACATTACAGTGGTGTAAATCATACAAGAAGCCACGTAATGAACTTAGGTGTAAATATTATCTACGGACACACACACGATAGTATGAAGTCTGTAGTAACACATTTGAATGGAGCCAAGATGGCATATTCAATGGGATGTTTATGTAAGATGGAAAAAGAATTTTTAAAGAATAGACAAACTAACTGGACACATAACGTAGGTATCCTGGATATATTTAACGATGGCAACTTTAATTTAAATGTGTTAACCATTATAGATGGTAAAACAACAATTAATGGAAAGGTAATAGGATGAAAAAGTTAGGTGATGTATTACCAGATAGAAGAAGACATTATGGTAAAAAACGTAAGAAGAAAAAGAAAGTAAAGAGACGTGCCAAAACAAACGTTTACTCTAAATGATTTCTCTGGTGGGCTAGTTGATGCCAACAACGCAAGGGATATACCTATTAATGCGTTGTCTGAGGCTGATAATGTATCCTTAACGCTTAGAAATTCAATAAATACACTTGGAGGTGGGGTAGCGCATAATCTCTTGACTCCAGCTAAATTTAGCACGTTAGCAGCAGGAGATAGCAATACTACTGATACTAGTATTATTGGACACCTTGCAGCTGGATATGGGGTGTTTGCATTTGAATCTGATTTTGATTTAGGTTCTGCACCTAGCAGTACATCTGCATCTGGAGTACTTGACCAAGGCTCTAAGTATATCATGTACATAGATTGTTTAAATGGACAAATGCATATATACGACCATAATACTCGTACTTTAAATTTAAACTCTAGTTTTCCACAAAGTTTAAACCAGGGTGTTAATACGGATATAGAAAATTTTGATTTTGGTGGAGGTACGTTAACATACGCACAAGCAGGTACTGGTGTTGGTGATACTATAACAGACCAAAACAATACATTTTTAGGTGATGGTTTGGGTGGAGCTATTGTTGGTCAAATGAATGCTGGTGATTATATACGAATTGAAAATGATACAAATAATAGCAATGCTAACAATTTTCAATGTCTACGTATACGTGATGTTAATAGAAGTAGAATTACTTTAGATCATAAAAATATTGTTACAGTTTCAGGAAGCACTGTTAATTCTGGTGCTACCAATATGATGGTTATGTTTAAGCCAGTATTTACTTACGCAGATAATGCGGTTAGAGTATCTGATGGTTCGTTTTTTCAAACTAAAAAAGCAAATAATGATAGTGAAGATTTTCAAACAATATGGTATGGATATATAAAAAATATACATTTTGGTAATGGTAGTGGTGGAACGAGACTTGACACTGCATCAAATGGTGTTTTTGATGGATGGGATTTGAAAACAAATGAACTAAAAGCACCAACAGCAGCAGGAATGACAACATCTGAAACTTATCCAACTGGAGCTGGAACAGGTTTTAGTTTAGAATTACAAGGTACATCAACATTATCTACATCTGATTGGGCTAATGCAGATTATCAAATAGCTATGTCATATATATATGAAAATGAACAAGAATCATTATTGTATGTACCTACATCAGGAAATACATTTAATCCTGGAGGAGCTAATCAAAAATTAGAATTTATAGTTTATGGTAATGGACCTTACGATTCAAGAATACGTGGATTTAGATTTTATGCACGACTTAACAATACTAACGATCCATGGTTTTTGTTAATTGATGGAAATATGGAAAAAGGTATTAGAACTAAATTATCAGATAGTGAGTTTGCAAATTTTGAAACACCAAGTGCAGGTGCACATGCTACAAGAGCTAGAAGTAATTCTGCGTTTTCTACTGGAATAAATTTAGAAACATACGAAATTATAAATGGCTTTAGTCCAGATGAAGATTCTATAAGTATATCTGGCTACAAAGAAGGTTACAAGACAGCAGTTATTACAAACAGAAGAAGTTTTATTGCTAACGTAAGAACAAGATTTGATAAAAATGCAAACTCTGATGTTAAGGAACATCATGGTGACAGGATAATGTATACTCCTGTAAATAAATTTGATACGTATCCACGTAGTTATTTTTTAGATGTAGTTAAAGGTGATAGTGGTTCTTATGTAAAATTAGAATCATTTGCAGATAGATTATTAGCATACAAACAAGATAAATTATTTTTAATAAACATTGCATCACCACAACCTGCTGGTTGGTTTTTAGAACAAGCAAAGGATTTTGCTGGGTGCGAACATCCCGCTGCTGTACAAAAAGCAGAGTTTGGTGTGATGTGGGCAAATAGATATGGTTTTTGGATATATGATGGTAGGCAATTTACAAATCTAATTACTGGTAAATTGCATGAAGACACTTGGGAAAGTTTTTTCACAGCTGGAACTATTGTTGGATTTAACCCTAAAAAGAATTATGCAGTTATAGTATCTGATAGTATTAGTACAGCAAACACAAATGTATTTGTTTATGATTTTAGAACTACAAGTTGGACTAAAGGAACTAATTCTATATTTGAAGGATCAGCAGCGTATTCTAATGGCGCTGTAATAAGTAATTTTTTTGTAGATCATGACAAAAATTTAAGTTATGGTATACAACGTTTAAAAATAGGTAGCGATGTAAATAATTCTAGCAGCATAGATGAAACGTTTACATTTACAGAATGGTCAGAAACAGCTAAAGGTGGGTTAAACGCTACTGGTCCAGATGCAATATTAATAACTAAAGATTTAGATTTTGGTGACCCAGGTAGGGTAAAAAGATTTTATGATATTATTATTACGTACAAGTGTAATGGTACTGTTAATAATCCTGTAGAATATGCAGTAGATAACAAGACTAGCTTTACAGCTATATCTGGTACAAATTTTGTTGATACATCTGGTAATTATGATGTACAAACATTTTCACCAACTGTACCATTTGAAGGACAAAGTGTGCGTATAAAAATAAAAGGCTTTACTGGAATAGATTTAGAAATTAATGATATAACTATACAGTATAGACAGTTATTAAAAAGTGCAAGTTAATGGATAGTATAGAAAGAAAATTTAGAAACGTATCGCAAAACAAACTTGCGATTATCAATAAACCACCAAGCATATTTCAAATGAATGATGGTGAACAAGTTATAGCAAAGGAAGTAGGAAAGAATCCTAAGTTATACATAAAGTTAAATAACACTTTATATTTTAATGAATTTATAGAGGTGTCGAAAGGAAGTTAAGATGGCTACTGCAGCTGATGTCATGTTTGCGCAATTGCAACAAGACGAACAAAATAAAATATTAGAGCAGCAAAGAAAACAACAAAGTCAGTTACAAAAACGTAGAGGTCGTATGGGGATAGGTAGGCTTATAGGTGCAGCTGCTGGTGGATTGTTAGGGCTTGCAACTGGTGGTGGGTCTTTATTAGTTGGGGCTTTAGCTGGCTTAGGTTCTAGAGCTGGTAGTGGAATTGGTGGTAGAGTTGCTGTAGATGATATAGAAGTAGGTAAGCTATATCAACAACAAGCTCAAGACGCTAGAAGAGAAGGAATACAAGCACAAAGAGATTTAATAAGAAGTTCTAATGTGGGTGCGCTTAGTGATGCATTTAGTGCATATACTTTAGCTGGTACAGGATTAGGTAAAGGTTTGCAGCAGTCTATACAAACCAGAAGTTTTAATCCTTTAAAACAAGCATTAAGACCAGGAGTGTTCAATACTGGTTCTGCTGGAGTAAGTATAGACGACCTTAACCAAGGCGTTATAGATAAGTATGGACAAAGCATGATACAGCCAAGACCAGGTGCTAGTATATTAGATACGACTAAAATAGCTGGACCATCAAGAGCATTGGCTAGTGGTAATATAACACCTGGTTCTGCTCAAGGTATAAGAGGTGCTCTTAAGGCAACAGAAAGTACATCACCATTAACTTCTATGTCCCAAACAGGTAGTACTATGCAGATGGGACCAAGTACAGTTCCAACTAGTTTAGCATCTGGTAATATAAGTACAGGTAGGGGAAAGGGTATAGGTAATATATTCAATGCTATGCAATCAGAAATGCCATTTGGTGTAACAAGCGATGTAAATTCATTTACTGATTTTATAGGACCTAATCCTATGGGCAGATACACAGGTAGCGCACAGCAAAATATGCAACTAGCACAGGCATTAGGTTTAAATCCTAATAGGTCTATAGTAGATCAATTAAAAAGACAAGGTGGAGATTCATCTATGAATTACAGAAGTCAATTATATTCACAACTTTTTGGAGGTTAAAGTGCCAAGTATTTTTTATGGATATAGCCCAGAAGAAAATGAACCAGATATAAGTTTTGGTTCAGCTCCAGAAATTAGAGATAATGTTTACAAAGCACCTTTACAAGATATGCCTACTAATCCTAGCAATCCGTTATATCAAGCTATGGATAATCAACGTGGACCAACCTATCAGCAAGAGCAGCGGCAAGAAGAAGAAAGAGAACCTGATATATCATTTGCAAATGAATTAGAAGGAGATTTTTCAGATACTGCACTTGGTCAAGCTATGAATAATGCTAACAATGCAGTAGCTATGACTATGAATCAAGATGATGAGCCAGATATAAGTTTTGGTTCACAAGAAGAAATGCAAGTAGCTACTCCTCAATTACCTGCACCTACTCCAGTAGTGCCTCCACAAGAAACAGGTATGAACACACAGCAAGAGCCTAATATATCTTTTGATACAGATAGACCTGTAGGTTCAGACGCTGGTCCATTGTATACAGAAGGAACTTTGTCTACCTTTGAATCAGGTCCACCTGCTGGAACACAAATGTTTCCAACTGGATTAACTGAAGATGATTTAGGCGGAACACAAGATGAAGGTCAAAGCATTAGAAGTGGTTTAGAAGAAACAGGTCAAAGGGGTAGAGCGCAAACACCTACAGTAACACCACCTCAACTACCTACTGATGGAACAGCTCCAGGTAGTAGAGTTGGGAATCCTCTTACTCCAGATTCAGGCAATGATTTTATGAGTGCAAGTGGATTGTCTTTAGGCGATGTTCTTACAGAAGCAGGATATGATGTAGAAGCTTTAACAAATGAATATGGTAATATATTTGAACAATATGATCCAACTAGAGAGCAGTTTGCTAGAAGACGTGATAATTTAGCAGAAGCTGGTTTGGATTTACAAAGAGGCTCTGCTCAAATAGGTCTTGAAAGAGCCCAAGGACAACTTGGTAGACAAGCAGAATCATTAAGAGCAAGACAAGCAGACGTTGCTGAAGATTTAGCAATGCAACAACAATTGTTTGGATTACAAGAAGAAGAAAGAGCTTCAGGGCTATCTAGATTAAGAGAAGGTGCTAGGAGTAATTTATTTGGTTTGTATAGGCAGCAAGATGCTACTGGTGGATTTGCTGGTTCTGGAGCAAGAAATATGGCTTTAGACAGAGCAAGAAGAGCTTTTGCAGGTGATGTAGGTGGTAGGATATCATCATTAGCTGATACAAGAAGATCAGATATTGCAAGACAGCAAGTAGAAAGAAGTTCGGCAAGACAACAAAGACAGTTAGGTTCACAATTAAGTGGAGTAGAAGCTGAACTTGGAGATCAAGGTTTTCTACAGAGAGCTTTTGATAACAGATTATCAGGATTTGATTTAACACGCCAAGAACAAAGACTTGGCTTAGAGCAAAATATTTTTGGTCTTAGAGATGATTATAAATCAGACGTACGTGGTAGGTTGATAGATATTATTAAAAGTGGTGGTGATTTAGACAGATTTAAATTACGTGAAGAAATGAAAGGTCCTAATGCAACCGATACAGGTATATCTGGATTTAATAATTTTTATGACGATATTTATAACGATGAAAGGTTTGGCTAATGTCAATACAGATAACAAATGATCCAATAAATCAATTCTTAGATAACTTACCAAGATATGCGTTAGAACTAAGAAGGCAAGACCAACAACGTGACCAGTTCAATAGGCAGATGGAATTGCGTGAGCAAGCTGCTAAAAACCAACAAACGTTGTTTGATTTAACCAGAAATAAACAAAAATATCAGGATGAAGTTTTTAGAAATCAATTACAAACTACATCGGATTATAGAAACGCAATTCGAGGTTATGAAAAACACCAAAAAAAGTATCAAGACCTTGTAGAGCAATATAAAAAATCACAAAGGTCTGGGTTTCTTGGAATTGGAAAACCTACAAGTTATGATGAGTTTTTATCAAGAAGAGCAAGTGGTCCATTGAATGAAGTTAGTGCTAGGTATAAACAAGCTTTATTAGATTATAAAAGTCAAAAAGATTTATCTAAAATTAGACCTAAAGAAATATTGCCACCTAAAGGTGTAGAAATAGATAAGTCTTTAATGGACTTTGCAAATGAACAAATTTTACCTACTAGAGCGCAAGACATAAATAGATTATTTAATATTTTTGGAGGAAATCAAATGGGTACTGTGAGTGCACCATTTGCAATACAACAATTAGAAATTGAGGGACAAAGATGAATCCTGTAGAAAGAGCAAAACAAATAGTTTTTGGTTATAATGAAAATCCAAACGAATATACAGATAGCGAAGCAGAACAAATTGCGTTTATTGCAGCACAATTAGGTTTACCATTTAGACCTGAAAGCAAAGCACTGCAAAAATTCTTTTTTGATTTAGCAGATAACATGGCATTTGGATTATTGCCAGAAGATAAAAGACCTACCTCTAGGGGAGAATCTGTTTTTGGTGAAACAAAAAGAGAAAAAGCAGCTGGTGCATTATCTTTAATAGGTTTAGCTTTGCCTGGTGTGGCTGGTGCATCTATAGCTGGAACTGGTGCTAGAGCATTAACTAAAAGATTGCCACAAGCAACTCAAGATGCAATATCTCAAAGTATTGCTACAAGATTAGCAGGTGGCTTGGGAGCAATGAATATAGCAGAAGATCCTATGGGTACACCTGGTAGAGCATTAACTGGTGCTTTAATAGGGGGAGGAGCAATTGCAGGTAGAAGTTTACTAAGTATGTCTAGCCCTTCAGCCTATGCTAGTAGAGCAGCTAGTAGATTTAGAGACCCATTTGGATTAAGTGGTATTAGTAACGTAGGCATAGCAATATAAATTAAATGGCATTTAGAAACGAAGCTTATGAGGTTCAAAACCTTATAAATATATATCGTGCTAATCCTAATATGTTTGACAGTGATCAGTTAGACGTATTACAAAATAAGGCTAACCAGTACGGTATAAACTTTAAACCTTTAAAAGATACTACCACAGTAACATCATTAGCAAAAAACTTTGCTGGTGGTTTTATACGTGGCATGGTGCCTTTTGTCCCACCTGATGAACAACCCAGAACTACATACGAAGCAATAGCGCAAAGCTTAGGACACCTTGCAGGTTTTGCACCTAGCATACTTGCAGTTCCATTAGGTGGTGTAACTAAAGGATTAAAAAGAATAGGTGCTATAAGTAAAAAGCGTGAAGGTTTTATAGGTCAAAAAGCAGTAGCAACCTTAGATAAAATATCTTTACCTATGGTTGGTTCTAGATTATCTAAAAAAGCTTTTGGCAAAGGTCTTTCTAAATTAGAGTTAGATACTTTAGATTATATGAAAGTTGGTGGTACTACTAGAGCAATAGCAGAAGAAGCTATAGGTCTTGGTACAGCTAGTGTTATATCTAATGTTTGGGCTGGACCAGACGAATATATGAATACGTTTGTAGGAGGTGCATTAGCAGGTGGTGTGTTTGGTGGTATAGGAAACTGGAGAGCTATAGGTAATAGACTTGGTGTTGCTAAAACAGAAGGTCAAAGAACTAGAGCAGAAGATGCTATCA